CCCCCTCAACCCCTCAAACCCTCAAATACTCAAGTCCATTCAATGGCCTTCTGACCGTGCGTGGCTAACGCGGCATTCGCAGCAGAGAAGGGTCGAGATCCGAAGAAGCCACGGTGTGCCGACAGTGGGCTCGGATGCACAGCACGGAGCACTGTATGTGCCTGGAGGAGGGGGCGAATCGCCGGGTGATCCAACTTCTTCTGGGCGGGGTTGCCCCAAGCGATAACCACTGTATGCGGGGATGCACGAAGCACAGCGGCCAACAGTTGAGCAGTCAGCTCTTCCCAGCCGAGACCAGCATGGCTCTGTGCGGCACCCAGAGTCACTGTTAGGAGGTCATTCAGCAGTAGGACTCCCTGGGCGGCCCAGCGCTGCAGACAGCCATTGGTGGGGGCGGGCACGTCGAGGTCCGTGGCCAACTCTTTGAAGATGTTTTGCAGTGATGGGGGCAGCTTCGTGACTGTGGGGCGAACACTGAAGGAGAGGCCATGAGCCATTCCGGGTGTGTGGTAGGGATCCTGTCCTAGGATGACCACACGGACAGCAGCGGGGTCAGGGTTCGCACGGAGGGCGGCAAACACATCCTCTGGCTGGGGTGCGATGGGCTGGATGGCGGCGCGGGCGCTGACCTGATCACGGAGGCGGATGCCGGCGGGGCTGGCAAAGTACGGATCGATAATAGCTGCCCAGGCAGGACTCAGGCCATCTGTGGTCCAAGGGCCAGGTGGTGTCGGATCTGCGTCAGTGTCGGCCGGCTCCTCTTCTGCTACTTCTTCGGATCTAGCAGGTGGGTCCATCGCTGCCGGTCCCAACCCCTCATAGAACTCAACGACCGACGGATGCGCCCGCACTTTCCGTGGATCCATCTTCCAGACGTAGAGGCCATCTAGGGAACGCACACGGCTCAGAGCCACGTAGGCCTGGCCGAATTCAAATGTGGAGGATCCAATATCTACCAACGCCGAATCCAGCGTGGAACCCTGGGACTTGTGAATCGTAATGGCATAGGCGATCTTCAGTGGAATCTGAGCACGACCGATACCCGTGTTCGGTTCAGGTAGCCACCACGTGGTCCGATCGATCACTACGGAATCAGGGCAACTCAGGAATTTTACGACAGGAAGCCCGCCAGGTGTGTAACGGAGAACGACACCCCGCGACCCATTCACCAGGCCGCGCTCTTGATCCATGTTGGTCAGGAGCATGACTTGTGCGCCCACACGGAGTTGGAGTGTTGGTTCATAGGGGGCATCCGTGTCCAGCCGATCGAGAGCCGTGAGGACTTCTGGGTCATCAGGACTAGCCAGTGTGTGCTTCACGGGGTTGCCAACACGCCGATTTCCTGCTGCAACCGCAGCCTGACCGGATTCCATGACAACTGTTTGTGCTGTGTAGATCTGCTCCTCACCATCTAGTGCCTCCATGTTCTGACGGTTGATGTTATCCACCTCTGCGTTGCGGGTGAAGAGGAGCGTTGGTCGGATCTCGTTCTCCTGCCATGGCAGATCCTTGCGGGTCTCGAGAATACCGATGGATTCCATACTCAGTCGCCCCATGCGGGCCTCCGTCAGCAAGCGCTGGAACACGGGGTCCGTCTGACGGCGAATTTGGTGAAGGACGACCGTGCGATCGAAGAGGGTGGGCCACAGCGGGCTCTCAAAGAGGAATTTCGGACCGGCAGAGGAGCCACCACTGACATCTCGTGTGACCGGTGGGAGCTGACAGAAGTCGCCACTGAAGACGACCTGGAGACCGCCAAATCGCTCCCCGTTGCGGCGGCGGACCTGGCGGGCCACGAGATCCAGCTTGTCCAGGAAATCAGGAGTCATCATACTCACTTCATCCACGATCAGGAGCTGGGTGTCCCGCCAGCGACGGGTAGCGGCCTTGTTTCTGGCAACAGCCGCGGCCAGCTCATGGGCGGCTTCCCGTGCAAGACCAACTCCAGCCCAACTGTGCAGCGTCTTGGCAGCGGCACCGATTCCACTCGTATTCAGAAGGAGGGCGGCGCAGCCCGTCATTGCCGTCACTGCACTGATCATGCCGGCATCCCGTGCCCAGCCGACGATGGCGCGAATAGTATGGCTCTTGCCTGTGCCACCGGCACCCGTGAGAAAGATGTTCTGACCGCCCTTGACGGCGTTCAGGGCAGATAGTTGTTCTGTGTTCAACGATGTCATGATCTCGTTACATGGAAGGTGCCTGGGCTAGGTCAGTCGTCACATTTTGATTGCTGAAAATTTGACAGGGCGTTGTCACCTTCTGATGGCTAACACCTACGATGTCATCAATTCTACGACGTGTGATGCCATCTTATGCTGCAACTATCGGAGCCGTGCGGTCAGCGTGCGCGGCCATCAATCTGACGTATAGCCGTGAGGGCGATGGGCGCCTGGAGTCGGCGGCCAAGGAGGGGCCTTATCTCGAGGCACTCAAGTCGCATCTGGCCGTGGGCGGACATACGGTGGAGATTGCCCCTCCCCGTTATTGGTACGACGTGCGGATCGATGGGATTCCGTTCAACCTGAAGCTGACGGAGTGCGCGTCAGCAGACAACGTGTTTGACAAGGTCAGCATCCACTATACGATCTGCGGTGTGGAGACAACCAAGAAGAACATGAACATCGACGACTGGTGGGCGGGGATCATGGCTGCACCGAGGAAAGCGGTTCGTGATCGGACTACGGAGTACCACTTCATCGTGGTCAATAAGCGGACAGGTGCGGCGCTCGTGAAGTCCCTCGTGGATATCCACAGCTTCAAAAAGAATCCGTGCAACATCTTGCAGATCGCGTGGGCCAACGAATTCACGAATCAGGCATACGAGGTTCCCGATTCGGCCTACAAGGCCAAAATCGCAGAGCTACTGGGTACAGTGCGGGCGTCTCTGGCACAGCGACGGGCCACTGAGGACGCCTTCATGGCCGCGGACTTCGGTTCTCTATGAGAGGGTGATCTGCAACTCACAGAGCTGGCGTTGGCCGATCTTGAATCGACCGGCCTGGGTGTAGAGGGGGAGGGCTGTGGCCTGGATTGCTGCAACCATAGATGTCAGATCCACGTGTCCAGTACCTTTTGGTATGCAGCATAGGAGTCCGCCACCGAAGGGCTGCACCGTACCTAGGCGCGCGATTTCAGGCTTCCGTGTGATGGTGCGCACGTATATGCAAGGCTTACCGACATGAGAGTGAGTCATCACACTGTAGTTCCGCAGCGCGCCCCATTGCCACCAATTGGTCTCGTTGAACCGACGGATCTGGCGACTCTTGAGTTCGGTCTTATGGGCCAGCAGATGACTATCGATCTGTTGGTTGCCGGTTGGGTATTCTGTCGGAATAATGAATCGATCGATCCGGTCAAAGTCCGTGAGGACGGTGGCAGATCCGAAGGACTGACGGTAGATCTCGTCGCGTCCGCTCACGATGCCGACATAGACATTGAAGAGATCGCCGAATCGACGTGTCATATTCGGCTGTGGCGCTGTGAAAGTCACGATACCATCCGCACAGTGGAGTACGCGGTCAGTGTCATTGACGCGAACGAGTCCCTGTGTTGCACCCCTCTCATAGCGGAAGAGGACCACGTCGATCGCCGCACCAGGGAAAAGCCCCTCATCGTGTGGGAACCAGACATCTGTGAAGGCTCCATTGGAGACCAAGAGACGAAGGAGAGGCGCTGCAGATGTCAGTTTGAAGAAGTCAGAGGGGACGATCATTAGAAGTTCGCCCGCGTCTGGATCGACTAGATCGTAACAGCGTGTCAAGAACTGGAGATAGAGATTTGGCTTACCACGTTGCGCCACAAACGGCGGGTTCGCGATAATCGTCTTGAAAGGGGCATCGCCTAGCGGCTGTGTAAGGAAGTCGCCGACGATGACGCGTTGGGTTGCAGGGGCCGATGGTAGAATATTGGCCGCTGCGACCCCATCGATCTCGACTGCTGTGAAGGGATAGGCCGGATTGTGTGCTAGAAAGGGGCGAAGAAGATGGCCGGCTCCCGCAGATGGCTCAAGCAGATGGGCCCCTTTGTGCCTGGTATGGGACCAGATCCAATCTTGGAGTGCTGTTGCTACTGTAAAGTATTGGCCGGTAGCCTTTTTTTGATCTTTGGTAGGTGGCATCGTTGAAGTGGGGGCTGGGGGGTGCCCCCGGGTTTCACCTTTGCCGTATATCACGTTCTGTGGCGGTCGCGTTCAAAATGTGACGCGTTGGCTCATTGGGCCAGGGTGCGGCTACCCATGACAGAAAATCGCAGGATGAAATACGTGATGTTGGAAGGAACCGCAACTAGTGTGACTCATGACGTGAATACTGTCACGAACCCCATTGATGCTGTTCAAATCCGTGATAAAGCTATCGCGAAGCGTCGCGCACGGGAGGCAGAGGAGCCCCTCTTGGCCGAAAATCCGAACCGCTTCGTCATCTTCCCCATACAACACGCTGATCTCTGGAAGATGTACAAAGACCACGTGTCAGTCTTCTGGCGACCGGAAGAGGTCGATCTCTCAAAGGATATGGCACACTGGTCTGGCCTGACTGCAAACGAACAGCATTTCATCAAACGGGTCCTGGGGTTCTTTGCGGGTTCCGATGGAATTGTGATGGAGAACCTTGGTCAGCGCTTTATGAATGAGGTCCAGGTGCCGGAGGCGAAGTTCTTCTATGGCGTGCAACTCATGATGGAGACAGTACATTCAGAGAGCTATTCACTGCTCATCGATACCTACATTGAGGATCGGGTCGAGAAGGTCGAGATTCTGCGATCCATTCAGACCGTGCCGTGCATCCAGAAGAAGGCTGACTGGGCTCTCCAGTGGATTGGATCCGAAGAGGCCGACTTTCCCACGCGTCTGATGGCGTTCGCAGCGGTAGAGGGTATCTTCTTCAGTGGGGCGTTCTGCTCCATCTTCTGGCTCAAACAGCGGGGCATCATGCCAGGTCTGACGGCCTCGAATGAGTTCATTGCACGGGATGAGGGGCTCCACACGGACTTTGCTTGTCTGCTGTACTCTAAGTGCAAACACCGGCTGCCAAAGACGAAGGCGCACAAGCTCATCCGTGAGGCGGTGAAGATCGAGAAGGAGTTCATCACGGAGGCGCTGCCGTGTTCTCTGATCGGCATGAATGCAGCACGGATGTCAGAGTACATTCAGTTCGTGGCAGACCGCCTGCTGGTCTCGTTGGGCTACGAGAAGCTGTGGAATACTGCGAACCCGTTCCCGTGGATGGAGCGGATCTCGCTGGAGGGCAAGGACAACTTCTTCGAGAAGCGTGTGACGAATTATGCGTTGGCAGGCGTGGGGGCCGATGCAACGAAGATGACGTTCGCGCTAGACGAAGATTTCTGACAGCCTATAGGCTGTCAATAATCTAAGGCACGGTACGTGCCGAAGATTTCTGATCGCTGCGCGATACAGAATCCAACGGCTTCATTATCACTCTGCCGAAGAGTTTTAGGGGACTCGTTTGTACCGTATTATTTGCAATAATGTGGAGTAAGATTATGGAGATGGGACTAGCTGTCACCGACGAGGGCAGCAGCCCAGATCAGACCCGTAGATGCCGTTATGATCATAAATCACGTTATTCTGCAGGCCCTGGTTCTCCACAACACGGGTCGAAGAAGGGAAAGAATTGATTCCCCCATCGGGGTTTGTAGGGTTTGCAATCTTGAAGCTGGCTACCGCCTTTTGCTTCAGGCGGCGCACACGATCACCTGACCCTAGTGGGAGATAGTTCTTGCTGTATTTAGCACCGTCGCACATTCTGCTAAGGCTAAAGGATATCTCCAGGAGACAGTGTAGAAACCATGCAAAATACTACTGCACCTTGTTCTGTCTGTGGGGAGGGTGGGCATCGGGCCTCTTGTTGCCCCACACTCCATGAGCCGCTCAAGGAGGGATTCTATAGCGGTGGAGGTGGTGGGGGTGGCCATAGTCATGACGATGAAGAGGGCATAAACGCACCCCATCACTGCTGCACCAGTAATGATCGAACCGCGACGGATGAAACCCACCGACTATGAGATGGGTCATCTGGAACTACTAACACAACTGTCCCCATTTAACGCGAAGACTGTTACCAAAGAGGCTTACACCGAATTTGCCACCCATGCCGGACGTAATGTATGGGTCATTGAAGAGGAAGGTCGCATCATCGCCAACGGCACGCTCCTCGTGGAACGCAAATTGATCCACTGTTTGTCGGCAGTGGGTCACATTGAGGATATTGTCGTTGCCGCGGATATGCGTGGGGTTGGAATTGGTCGCGCGCTGATTGCGCATCTCGTTGCGCTAGCAAAACAACAGGGGTGTTACAAAGTGATTCTGGACTGCAATGATCAGAAGATGCCGTTTTACGAGGCGTGCGGATTTACACGTAAGGGGGCCGCGATGGCCATCTACTTTTGACCGATGAACTGGAGCTCTGTAAGTGCGCCATTCGTGGGATCTACTGCATAGGCGACGAGTTGGTAATAGCCACCGCCGCCTGTGAAGGCCCCCACCATATTCACAGGGAGAGAGTCGAAGACTGCGCGGGCCTTGAATGGATCGGAGAACATGCCCGCTGGAGCACCGCGGGCTTCATTGCCCTCCTGCTTGAGGATCATGTAGCACGTCGATGGCTGGGGTTGAGGGGCCATCTGATATGTGTTAGGAGCGGGGGTGAGGACAGGGGCTTGACCAAACAGACTGTAATTCATCGTACTAGGCAGATACACGGCGACGGCGCTGGGTCACCTTTTTGGCGCGGCGATCACTACTGGTTCTCCGTCGGCTCTGATTTCTGCGAGGACGATTGACGGCCTTATAGACTGCGCCATTCTTCTGACCAAACACGTTACGCCCTGGTGTCATATTCGTGGGCCGGAGCCCTATGACCTTGAGAAGATGAGGCTCCGTGCGTCCAAAGAATTCTATCGGATTAAATATGCAGCCAGAAGCTACTTCTAAGTACGGCAGCCACGGGCACCGAGGGTCGCGCACATCAATTATGTCTGCTGCGAACTCCACGCCACCGAATCGTGGTTTAATCTGTGTTGTCCAAATATCGACCCAAATCTGGGCATTGACCCAACTCCGTGTAGGAAAGAGATGACGATCGGGATGTATGCGCCCCTCTTCATCGGGGATAATGTAGGCGTCAGTCTCTTCTGTAAAGTAGTCTTCAACTTCGTATGCAGAGGAGTACATGTCTTGAATATAGTCTTCTGCTGCATCAGGATCCTGCTCCAGAATATCATTGAGTTCGTCATCGGACTTATTAAGCCGGGCCAACAACTCTTGTATGTATTCGCCAGGATCCACGTCTGCTAGGTGTTCATTGATAAATTGAAGCAGTTCAGACCGTTTGATTTCCTCTGAATCATCAAAATAGGTCGTGATGAATGCTTGCAGATTCGCAGCGTTGAGCACCAGGATCTGATGGGGGTTCGGTTCAGCGATAACATTCGTGGTGCGCGGCACTCCGGCTAACGGGAGTTCGTAGATATACTGTTTGTTTCCATTGGCGATGCGTCGCAGATTGAGGCGATCATGTTCCTGCACGGGGATTGTACCCAGCGCCATTTGCAGAGCGCGACTAACACCATGTGTGTGGAATGCTGCATTCGTGTGTGCCGCCCATACATCTCCAGTCGCATACCAGAGCCCTGCGGGTTTTCCTGTATGGAGTGACGTCTTTAGCGCACTCCTGCTGGATGCCGACACTTCATAGCGATTAATAGGCGTCTCTGAGATATGAAAATAGCGGTCGCCCATCCTCTTCCTATTCGGAGATTTCCTGCAAACAGAGTAGCAGATGTCCTCATCTTCGGCACCCTCACTGAATCAGTTCTGTTACGCGACGACGGCAGTCCCGAACAGTCAGATGTCACATAGTCAGCTCATATCACAGAGGGGCGCCACCGTCCTGTATTTCACGCAACAAGGTTTGACTCCGCTGCAACAGAAAAATACTATGTACAATGCACCGTTCTTATCGCAATCTGCACGGGTCGCCTACCGGAAGTCGCAATCAATCGCAACCAGCCGACCTGGCCCACTCCTGAGTCAAAATGCGGCAGTGGAGATTTCTTCTCTGCAAACACAGAGTGGGTGTCAGTAGTGTCTGCGTTTATTTTACGTTCGCTCCGGTTAGCGGGCCACTGAGGCGGAGACGCCAGATATCGATTGGACCGCGTTTGCCTTTGAGTTCGGCAGGAAATGCGGTAACGACTCGTTCAAATAGACGTCGCTGATGATCCAGGAGTGCTGCTTGCCATCCTGGAAGATCATACACGGTGGGTTGTTTTGAGGGCGGCATCCTATGCTGGGCTTACGGTGGGTGCGCTGGGGGTGGCAAGTTTTGCGGCCAGGGTCGCCGACCAATCGACCCGAAGTGTCAGTTGTGGGGGCGCCTTGGGGTCAGTCCAGGTAACGGTGCCGATCTGCGTTGGGTTCTCAATGTCGTAGGTGTAGGCCAATGCCGTGGCCGGATCTACGAGATACACGATTCCGCCGATCTCTAGCTTGTAATAGGTTGTCGCCACTGCACTCATCATTGTAGTCACGTTGGCTGGTGCAATCGTGTGTTCAAGTTTGCCTAAAAGTACTCCAGGATGGCAGGGTGGGCCCAGACAGCTAGACAGACAGACGCTAGGATTGAACTATACCACCAAAACTTCTGTTGATTCGACCAATTATGCACAATAAGATCCATCAGACCCCATGCAGAAACCCATGCAAGAATCCCCAGAACAACGCCAACGAGTTTCGTCATGATGCTCATGCGCTCTACTCCTGGAGTAGAATGTCACCATCTTCTGTCAGACCTCGACGGATGATCGCAGTACGGGTAGGATAGAACCACTCATAACCGTCGAGGCTATAGCGCCATGAACGGGCTCCGCTGGCATACACCTTCTCGTATAGCAATGCGTTCTTGCCATCGTGGGTGGCAGTGGCAGCACGCTCTTTCTTTGTGAGTGTCTGGGGCGAACGCAGATCGTAGAACCCCACGGGAGTCCAGGCGTTTGGCTGTCGTGGCACCCGCATTTCCCCTGGCTGGACAATCCAATTGATAAGAGAAACGCTCATTAGTGTAGCCGAGATGATGAGAACGGTTGCAGAGAGACGATTGAGCGTCAGTGGCATAGTCTCCTCCAGAAAGAACTCATCCAGGCTGTCCATCAGGGTCATATTGCGGTAGGGCATCATCGTGCTAGGGCAACAGCTGGGCTTGCCACGGGTCAAGTTTGACGGGCTAGGGCTGATCAGTCACTGCCTATACGATGGCCGACAAGAGTGAAGTTGTATTTGTCTTCATGCGACACGGAGAGGGGACTCATAATGTTGCTGCTTTGATCCATGGCGAATCCGCCTATCAGGACATGGCACATGCAGATGCCGAACTGACACTGATCGGTGTCAATCAGTGTGTTGAGGCCGGTGCTACACTCACTGGTCATGGGCCTTATGACGCTGTATTCTGTTCGCCGCTGCGTCGGTGTCGGGCGTCACTACTGGCCGCGTTACCAGAGGCAGAGATGTGGTCCGTTGCGCTAGATGATCGGATCATGGAACCCCAGAGTACGCACATCTGTAACCGTCGTCGGAATCGCCTGGCTATTCGCGAATCCGTACCGAACTCCTGGAGTACGAATGATATCTGCAGTATTAATCCTTACATGCGTTGGCGCGAACTCGATGGGTCCGCATCGCCGCATTTCTACGCACGTGTGCGAGGATTCACGGAGTCCGTGATCGCCAGTGGAGCGCGTCGTGTTCTCGTTGTGAGCCATCATGAATGGATTCGCCGATGGTTCGAAGTGTTTATGGGTGTGGAGGGCGTCAGTCCGACCAACGCAGAGGTACTTGTTGGTCGCGTAAAAAGTTGAAGGGTGCGGGCGCCGACTGCTGGGGCATCAGGAATTCTACGATGTCCTGTTGTACAACGTGTCTGAAGTATATGGGTCAGCGGCGGGACCATGAAGGGGTTCCGTGCCCCGTGGCGGCATCATTCTGGTGTTCGCAGTGTGGCTGCTACGGTCATCTGCCGTCAGCATGTGATGAGGTGACGCATGTGACTCGGCCGCGCACTCTCGAAGAGCTGATCCCGGAAGATGTGCGGCTGCGGTGGGGGATTACGACGAGTACCCCAATTATCTGGACAAAACCGACGCTGGAGATCCAGGAGCGGGAAGTGGCGGAGACGAACACCATTGAGGTGCGCTATCGTGAGGGGCGGCAAGACAGCAAGATCCGGGAGGTCATGCGGTCTTACAAGATTCCGACTGTGCATAAGATGGAGGGCAACATCCAGTTGTTGCGGAATTGGGCAGTGGCAAACGGGAAAAAGGTGCGTCTAGTGCAGGAAGAGAGATGAGTCAGCTTACGGATCCTGAGGTAATGTACCTGTTTCCTGGAGAGGAGGTTGTGGCTACGCCGGCACCGAAATACGCAGTTGGGGGTGCAACATTCGACAATAATGATGAGCCTGGTTTTGCTGAGGGGGATCCTCTTGCAGCTAACATGCGACGGGCAGAGTATCGCACAGATCTGTCTGTGAGTCCTATGATGGAAGGTGGTCGTCGTCGTAAGAAGCGTCGTAGCGTTAGAAAGCGTAAGCAGAAGGGTGGTAGTAAGAAGCAGCCCCGCTTCCAGCTCACGATGAAGGCAACGGTGCGACTCCGGTCACGGCAGCGGCAGCAGAAATAGCCGACGCCTTACCAACGTGAATCTTACAGTATTCAGACCCTACGATTTTAGTATTTTTGCACTGACCACCAGCTACTAGGGCCCATGCACAACGAATCTCAGGTGCAGCTGCTCCCGGTTTGCGACCGCGACCTGACTCTTGTGTAGGAGTTGATAGCTGCTGAGAAGCCTGCCCCTGTCCATTGACCCAATCTTGTACGAATGCTAGCCCCTTCAGCGCAACGGCGGTCTCCAGGTGCAGGCGGGCAAGATCATCCGTGGGTCGAATAACTGGCGACATTACTCTTACTCATCATCTTATAGTTTAGACTCTACCGCCGGCGTCCCCTCCAGGATGCTAACAGAGTTAGACCTGTAATCACTGCTATCGTTGCAACAATAGTTGTGATATGGGCGGGATGAGGCCCATGTGATACTTCGTAGGGTGCAAAGAACTCCGGGATCTGGCGTTTTTGGAGGCTGCTTCCTGCAGGGGTTGCCGGAGGTGGCTGCGAACACGTGCCCGCACAGCCCCAGTCACTTGGAATCTCCGGCTTTGCTGTCGTATGTGTCGCGACCGTGCGCGCCTGGTTTTTTTGGGCGGCAGCGGCTTGCGTATGCACGTCAGTCAGAGTCTGCATCTGCGGTGTGTTGATATAAAGAAATTCCCGTGCGGACATCTAGAATGAGTGACGCTGCAGATAGTCTCAAGGCCAAGCTAGATGCAGCACAGGGGCGCACGCCGGAAGATGACGCCAAGATGGACGCTGATATTCGCACAAACAAGCGCTCTGTAGATGCACGCCAGCTCGTTGGCATGGTGCAGGCAGCGAAGCGCAGGGGGCGTACCCCTGAACAGATCACGACCGACCCCGCTTTCGCGACGGCCAAGGTCGAATTTCCACGCCTGTTCAAGATGCTCCTCGACCCAAGACACTCGGAGGCAATGCTGACTTCCATGCTCCGACAGTTGGAGGCTGTAGAGGCGGGCGCACGATCAACGCACGAGGCGTCTGTGACTGTCGGAACGATCCTTGTAAATCAGTTCGTGCGACCGAAGCTTGGAATGGAATCAGTGCCTCTTCCAGGTTCTGCGAAGTAATGGCCTCGTCGCTGAAACCCGCGTACCGTTCATTAAGTGGGATCCCAAAGGTCTGACACCAGATGCGGCTGTTCCGAATGTTTGTTAGTAAGAGTTCGCGGATCTGATCGCGGTTCGTCGCCTTAATAAGGTTCAGTGTTAGCTGAATCTTCTTGAGCTGTTCATGCTCTAGCTCAGTTTGGAACGCACGCACACCTTCCAGCCAGGATTCGGGCCACGGGGGAGGATCTGCAAAAATGTGATTCCATCCCTGGGGCGCATCTGTGGCCGTGAGTCGGCGGAGGAGATCCAGGACCCATGCGGGCGGGTCACGGTATCCACGACCCACCCAGTAGCGCTCTGAATTCGCGGGGCGACTCGTGTTGGGCTTCACGAAGCCGGCACGGTCGAAACAGGTGCTTAGCATCCAAATAAGTTCCAGTGTTGCGCGATTCTTCGTGTCGAACACCTTGATGATCATCGTGCTATACGCACCCACCTTCAGTGTTCGCAGCCCCGCGTAGATTTCGGCGGCCAGCAGACGATGCACGAGATTCTCTTGCCCGTTGTAGTCCGTGCTGAAATCGAACCCGCCGTCTGCGGTATAGATGTCCGCAAAGGGGCCTGGCGCCGCAAGCACATCTTGGTTGCAGAGATGATAGAGATTACCGGTGTCATCGGGACCATAGAGAATTTTCACTGCTGGGTGCTGCATCAGAAAGGCATGGGACTTCCGCCAACCGGGTACGGTACGCTCCGTTGATCGCAGCGTCATGGCGATCATAGGCGTCTGATGACCAGTACATTCCTGAATGGCTTCAAGGAATCCACCAGGACCTTCCGCTGTATGCGATGTCATAAAAGCGCGCGGTTTGTCAGGGCCACCGAGATTCAGGATATGCCAGAGTTCGATCATCTTGAAATACGAACGAGAGAGTGGTGCAATTGCGGCGATGCTCCGATGCTGACGGCGCTGGAGCGACAAGAAGATGTATTCAAAAGGGTTCGTGATCTTCTTGGCATCGTCCCATTGACCGACGGGTGCAATCGTGTCAATCTCGTTTTTGGCAGCCAGTATCGGGTTGTGCAGTGGTGTCTCAATGCAGAGTTCGCCATTGCCGGGCTCGATGTGTTGGATGGGGCTCTCGGCACAGGGTGTCAGGGGCTCTAGCCAGTGGGGTTGGTTCTCCATACTAGTGTTTGCGGGTTCGGCGTTTAGACCGGTTACGCATGCGACTACCACCCTTTTCAATATAACGCGGGAATATTTCTGGAGCAGGCTCAGTTGCTGCTCTAAACAGGGAATCTTCTTTTATGAAGGCTATTACGTTTGTCACTTCCCATATCGGCAATTTAATATCAATACTACCAGATTCAGATATTTTTCTATATATTCTATCTGAACAATATACTGCTTCTTCTATATGGATTAGGCGACCATCTGTTTCATCCTGTGTAATCCTATAAGCAATTGGATAGAACTGTGTCCGCTGTTTTACACATGGGAGATATTTTGTATCGATGAACCCAATTCTCACACCAGGTTTTTTAGATGCTTCTAACAGATCTCTCCATGGGTACAAAATAGGCCCTCTATTGTTTTCATAATAGTAATCATTTCCACCACAGGTATAGAATGCAACGATATGTGACACAGTATCGTATTGGCGTGAATCTACAGACATCCAAAGTCCAGTAATAGCGGATTGTTTTACTTTAGATAACGCAGTTGCATCAAAAATTTTGGTATCCTGTCGGTAGGGAACTGAGATAGTAGGCTCTATTCTAGTCCAACGTATATTATTTGACTCGAAGTCTATAACATTAGCAAGTACTGTCAATATATCCTCTATGTCATAATCCGTCCCACCAATTTGTGATGACTTGGCATATATTTTTTGACTCTTAATATTCGATTTTAAGTAAGTAGATCCAAATTTCTTTGACAATACGCATGTGCCGGCTGTTGCCATTTTCCACGTGTTCTCGCCTGCAGCTCGTTGTGCCCCTATTCCAGCATACTGTGTCTTGCGCCTGACTAATTCATTAACATAATGCCGCCGGAACCTAATTTGTAACGCAGACAAATATTCCTCTATGTTCTCTTTCACTGCTTTGCGAATAGGTGCATCTTCTAGTAGCTCTTTAATATCACTAATATATATAATAGGCTGCATTAATTCTTTCAATCCATCCGCGAATAGTAATATCATAGCAAAAGCATCATTCCAGCATTCGCCATAATGCTGATAGAAACCCTCTGTATCACACACGTATCCTTCATATGGTTGTTGCATTGTGACTCCTAATACTTTGAGAGATTAATCATCTACCAATTGGGCTATGGATGATCCGATGATTATTCGTCGATGAGCGCAGCACATAGACTTGTAAGAGTGGTGGATTACTCATCCACCAGCTCGATCTCGGCGGATCTTGATCCGCCTGTGACGAGTCATCGACTATTCGTCGATTAGCTCGATCTCCAGGTCCGGCAGGGCATCCGTCTGGATATTAGGATCCATCGGCGGCAGTGCAGTGGGGATACGAAGATCGGCCTGACGACAGCCAGGGATCTCACGCTTCTCCAACATGCTCTCCACCTCCTCTTGTGCCAGTGTGGGGGCGCGCTCCAGCTGACGCTTCGGGCGCGTGGCCTCATCCTGCATGAAGGTCAGGAATGCCTCCTCATCCAGTAGCACCTGACTGAACGAGGTGCCGCCGCGAATGGGCTGACCCGTCATGATGTTGGCGGCCACACCTGTCACGGGGTCCATCTCACCGAACAGTGCTGCATTCAGCATGATATCCTCCGTCTGCTCAAACGACGCCTTCGCTAGCGGGCCAATCTTGGGCTTCTTATTCACGCCGATGCGATCCGCACTCATCATGCGTCCGCGGTTGCACATGGCATCGACCAGCAGATTCACGTGGCGGTAATTCACCGGGGCCGCCTGCTCAAACAGAGTGAAGATCTCCTTGAACAGCACCTGACGGGCAGCCTCGATGCCCAGATTCTCGTAGATATCATGGACATGGTTGCTCAGCAGACGCGTGCCATCTACGTCAGGGTGAATCATGACATCCAGGAAGTTCGTGCCGAAGGTATCCAGGACGAACTGTTCGACCGGCATGTACTTGCCCTCTGCAGACTGGTCACGCTCAAACGTCTGCTCCGCTGCATCCAGCTTGCGGAAACTGACGGCACGCAGACCCGGCAGACCGCGAACCAGTGTCTGCGTCAGGATCTTGTGCTGCAGCTGTTTGATGAGTGTGAGATCATTCAGGGGTTGCGACGTGGCATGATCGGGGCGGATGCGGAATACCATACGATTCGAGTTGTGATCCGTGTAGTGGATCTGGGCACTATCGCTGCCCTGACGGAGCACGAAGTTGATGTCGTCCATGGTAATATTCTTGTTGAACATCTTCTCGCGATCCAGCTCCAGGCGGATGATCCAGGGACTGCGATCTGCCGATGCTGCACCTTCGAACGCAGCGAAGAAAGGGAGCCAATCGTTGTCCTCTGCGATCAGGGTCGCAGTGTCACGGGGATCATAGTAAATGCGGCTGACACGCACGAGATCCTTCAGCATCGTGAATTCCATCTCCTGCGACACACGACGGGCCTCCTCCTTGCTAGTCCGGATGTCGGGGCGCAGGAAGATCGTCAGCGACGTGGCCTTGGGGTTCTGGGTCGCCTTGAGGAGCTCCTTCAGACGGGGCACGCCTCGGGTCATACCGGACTTGGCTGCCACACCTGACAAGTGGAAGGTATTCAGCGTCATCTGCGTGGTAGGCTCACCCAGTGACTGCGCGGAGATAATACCGCACATCTCACCTGGCGCCACCCAGGACTGCATGTGTTTGATCACGATCTGCTCTGCCAGCCAATCGAATGCAGCACGGGTGAATCCCTTGGCGCGGAGTGCGTTCGGCGACAGATTGAAGCGCAGGAGTGCGCCCCAGAGACGGTTGTCGGGGCGGGTACGCTTGAGGATGCGATCGATCGTATCCAGGACATGGACACTCGTTACCGGTGTGCCAACTCCCTGCTTCAGGCCCAGCTGTTGGACTGCGCTAGAGATCAGACGGTCCAGATGGACGGCGCTCTGCACGGACTTCTCTACGCGGCCACTCCAGACATTCTGAACCAGGATATCACGATCTTTGAATATCTGCTCAAGGTACTTCTGCGAACGATCAGGGGCATCCTCCACGGCGAAGCGGCCGCGGATTTCGGACTCCGTCAGTGTCGCCAAGTCAATCGGCTGATTCTCGATCTTCGTGGCGGAGGTGCCGTCGTCGCCGTACGCGAACTGAACGATGAGGCCACCGGCGTCACGGACAGTGCCGTCATGTTGGGTCATCAGATCCTCCATCGTCTTCACCAGCTGACGTTGCATGTAACCGGAATCGGCCGTCTTCACGGCCGTATCAATCAGACCCTCACGACCCGTCATAGCGTGGAAGAAGAACTCGTGGGGCTTCAGACCCTTGACGAACGAGGACTCGATGTAGCCACGGGCATCAGAGCCATCATCGTAGCGCTTGAAGTGGGGCAGCGTGCGGTCCTGGAAACCGTAGGCGATGCGCTTGCCCTCAATGGCCTGCTGACCCAGGAGGGCAATCATCTGGGCGATGTTCGTGTCGGAACCCTTCGAACCACACTTCACCATATTAACCATGCGGTTGTTGGCGGCCAGGGACTTCAGGCCCGTCTTTCCTGCGGCACCCGTGATCTTGTCCAGAGTGGAGAACACCTTGGCCTCGAACTCATCCTGGTTGGAACGACCTGACGTGTTATCGAACAGGCCCATATGCACCTGGAGCTGCAGTGCCTCCAGTTTGGACTTGGCACCTTCGGACTCCTCTGCAATACTAGTCAGAGTGGCTGCGTCTGCGATCAGATCCGACATACCGACAGAGAAGCCGGAATTCTGGAGATAGACCGCCACAACGGCCTGGAGGCTGTCCAGGAAATCCACCGTCATCTCGGGGCTGAAGTCATTGTAGAGCATGTGGATTAGCGCACGGTCGAAGATGTCGCCGTCCAGAATGCCCTGTTTGATAGTACCGTTATTGATAATGACGTAGTTCTGGTCACCCTGTTTGACCTTTCCTTCCCACATCTTGTTGCCCATGGCCAGGTGGATCGCCGGCAGGAGAGCCGACACGATCTGTTGGCCGGACCACATGGGGATAGGGGTCGAGTTATTTTCGGTGTTTGGGGGGAATGCGGGCTCAGGAATACGGCCGTCCCAGCGCTTGGAATGCACCAGGAGGTTCATGAATTCCCGACGGGTGAAGCGTTCGGTGGGGCGCGTCAGGCGATTGACGCCCACCAGAGTGTCCTGCACCACGGAAACGAGGGGCTTGGACAAACGCGGGGAGATCAGCTGTTTGGGGACCGCGGCGATCTCGCGGAGTTCAGTAGCGGCTTCTACTGATTGGGGGACGTGCATATTCATCTCCAACATGAATGTCCTTGTACTATAATGTACCTCGGAATTCATGTACCCTCCTAGTTTCCCAGGAGGACGGACTATACCTTGAGCAGCATCGGACTGGTTAGGTCGTCATTTGCTACCCGCTACCATCTAGTCTCTGAACCTTCTCCGTTGCCTACCATGACGGCATTAGGAGCTTGGCTGCGGATTGCCGATTTCGTCGCGACTGCGACTCATCCATTACGTTTTTCCTCTACCACCAGTTTTTCTCTGGTGCCAGTCGCCGCTTTTGCAGGCGCGACCTTAGGAGTAATGGCTTTACGGGTTTCCCGAACAATTTGGTTGCGTTGCCTTCTGTGTTAGTGTTGATAAGAACTCTTTTGCCCGATTGATACTTTCCTCTTTTGATTCGCCAGTGAAGGAGGCTTCGACACCATCCACACGTACGTACGCACGCGTACCTTTGGAGAAGATATACGTGTCGTATGTGGTGGGATCTACTGTTACTCCTGCAAACCGTACAGCTTTCGCTGCTGCATGTTGCTGAGTAGCCGCTGTTGCACGGGCTACACGCATCTCTGGTTTTGCGGAGAACTCCTTACTGCGCTCAGACATCTTAGCGCGTGTATCGGCACTGCGGGATGTGCTACCGCCGTGAGTGCCTACAGGGTTGAGTGGCGATGTATTTCCAACATGGATAATTGACCCACATTCTTTCCTTCCACCAGCCGATAGGTTATAGCCTACAGGATGCATGGTTGAGAGTTGTGCGATCCAATATCTTTCACGTTGGTCATTCTCCAGAATGCCACACTCCTCAAGCTGATACCACTTGAATGCTTCTCTGCCATACTGACGGATGTCATTATAGAGAGCAGAGCATTGTGATGGCTTGGTATTTCGGAGTGCGCAACTCATATGATCCCTGAACCGCCCTTCTGCGCCGAAGGGTCGATAGCGACCGTGATTCTCACGATGCGTACGCGTTTGACCGACATATTTCTTGCCAGTTGCGATGTGTTCCACGCAGTAGATGACTCCGCGGACTGCGGAGAGATCATCCATGATAGCGGAGGAGGTCATTGTATTTTTGGGGGGGCGGGGGTTGAGTTCTAGTCAAGTTTCACACAGAAGACTAGGTGGTTATATCGAGGTCAGTCAATACACTAGACTGGCCCACGATGGGACTTACACTGTTAGTCCAGTAAGGTGGTTCCCACAACCTTTACTGGCAGCCACCTGTTGGAGACAAGATTCTATCTCCATCAAAGTCAGCATTATAGGGTTTCGTCACAGACACGTTCAGTCGGAAGGTGCTGTAGGGGAGCACTCGCACACGGTGGCACATCATGGACATGCGGTGCAGCGACGGCTGACGATTAAAGAGCACGGGGTCACCATCGAGTAGGTGGCGATTGACGATGTCACCCTCGTAGAGTTGGATGGACTTCGTATTCACGTGCTTGAGACTGATCATGCGACCATCGGCGCGCTGAACGGACTTCGCGCCAGGGTACGTGTCGGGCCCGTTCTGGACCAGGGCGTAGAGGCGGTCGATGTTGAAGGCCGTCGCGCGCTCAGGGAACGTCAGATTCATGGCGACCTTCATGGGCACACCGAGTTCCTCAACGGAGATGTTGGGGTCTGGCGTGATCACTGAACGGGCGGAGAACTCCACGCGCTTGCCCTGGAGATTGTTGCGGATGCGACCCTCTTTGGTGCCCAGACGCTGACGAAGGGACTTGAGGAAGCGACCAGACCGCTGTGCCGACGGGGCGACACCAGGGATGTCGTTATCAACCAGTGTAGCAATGTGATACTGGAGGAGGTTCGTCCATTCGTCGATGGACTTCTTCTTGGCACCCTTGCCGATGAGGCCGCTGAGGTGCGCATTGGTCTTGATGATGTCGATGAGCTTCTGGGTCAGATCATCCTCAGAGCGCTGGTTGTTGTCCTGGAGCACAGAGGGGCGTACCTGCGGCGGCGGGACTGGTAGCACCGTGCACATGAGCCAGTCAGGGCGGCACCACATGCGGCTGAAGCCCATGAAATCCACATCCTCATCGCTGATGCGGCGGAGGAGACGATGGACATACTCAGGCTCCAGGAAGCGACGGAGAGACCCCTGTGGTGCAACAGCGGATGCTGCATCGGAATCGCACTGGAGACCCTTCCACTCTGCCACGATGCGACAGATGTCCTCGTCGTGGTAGCGATGGGGCTGACGCGCACCGCAGCCATCCTCGATCTGCTCACCACAGCGGGTCACATCCTGACAGGCCAGGAGCACGGCCTTCCAGCGGTTCTCACCCTTTGCACGGCGAATGTTGCGTGCCGCCTCCTTGTTGATGAGGAGCTTACCGCATTTGATACAGACACAGCGGAGAATCTTGAGCACGATTTTGTAGAACTGAATGTAATATACGGGGCGCGATAGCTCATAGTGACCGAAGTGTCCCGGACACTGATGGTTATTCTGCCCACAGGAGCGACACACCTTGCCGTTCTCGAGAACACCCATGCGGGGGTCTGCCAACCCTCCAATCTTGCCCTCTTGCGTCGTGTGCGACTTTACTTCCACTACGGAGCGGCGGCGCACCTCATCGGGGCCGAACACACCGAACTGGATGCCGACCAGAGACTCTGTCTCTGAACTGTGTGAAAGATGCGGCATACCTATTATCCTGTACGGGTTTTAGGCTGGGGTTGGGCGCGTCAAGTTTGGGGGGGGTACATCTTTATTGTTCATTATATAGATATATGAGTAGTCGTCGGGCGATACAGTTGAAAATTTGGAAAGAGAGACGACATAATCGTCGTCAAGCTAGAATAGATAGCTTGCATCCAACTATTCTAACAGATAGTTCGCATCCAACTATTCTAACAGATAGTTCGCCAAATGTTCGCATCTACATTCTATGTCATAATACATCACGATTTGAGGATGCTAAACGGGTATTTGCATCATATTACTGGGCATACCCCATTATGATGAAATACCAAGATGTAACTTTTGAGAATGCGTTCTGGAAACAACTCTTAGAGATCAAGAGTGACTGGGTACAGCGTGACATGGTAGGCGTGCTATCCTCACATGCGCATAATAAAGTTAGTTTGGAACAAATAGATACTATTATCAGAAGCCCATCACAATGGAAACAAGGGTATTATCATTTTATTGAATCATCAAAACTTGTGGGGGGGAGTCACACTGGTACTAAGGGGTTTTGTCAAATATTGCTTTCCAAATTACAACTTACATCGACTACAGAAGCATACTGCAATTATTGGATGTCGAGGCCATCTCTAATGTTGGCGTTTATCAGTTGGTTTGAGAATGTACTAAAACCAACCGTATTATCATTAGATGGAATCATGTCTAATGCACACTATAAGGGATATTGCAAACCAGTAGAACTTCTAAACTTATGCGGGGTGCCATATTATCCATTTGTTCCATTTGTGTTAGAGAGGGTACTAAAATGTTTTTTTGCAACATACGTGTTCAAATATATGCTAACACCATATAGTGGCGATCTCCAAAAAACATCGTATATGAATATAACACATACTCCATTGAATACGGCGGTTGATAGACAATATTGTCACATTCATATATCCAGGGAATATGATTACACATTTTGGCAGAAATATACCCCTAACGTATCGAAATCATTCCATATTATCATAACATACGATACTGACCTGCCAGCGTATGACCCCAATTTTACATATATATACATGCCACACCAGATTACTCCAGATGCAGTTAGAGTGCATCTATATCGTATATTGGATATTAATGGCCTCTCGCACAAAGCGATTCTGATGTTAGATGGCAGGGATGAGATACATATTGAAACTTTCTGTAAGTCACCAGAGAGAGTAGAATTGGTAAAATCACTTCTAAGCCTTGATCCTAGTATCCAATGCATCGTTCCAGAAACTATACCAGGAAAGCCTCTATCTTCATATATAGTAAGAGGAAGAATTATAAGTCACCTCTGTTATTCTACATTACTCCAATCCCCTGACACTGTTTGTATTGAGCAGATTATTAATTCTGTTATTAATAATAACGAATGTGATTATATTATATTGCCGCATGGGAGTGCGGTTACAGCCTATGATATCAAATTAAACGCAATATATTTCCCTCAATATCATGATATTCCTGAGAACAATAGATTTTGGGGTAATGGCTTTACAGAATGGACTCTATTACAGCCACATCCTGAATCGATTGGAACTTCAAAGGGTGAAGTGCCTATTTTCAAACCACACGATGATATAGGATACTATTCTCTCGATGACCATCGTACTCTCCCACAACAAATTGACATTGCATCTTCACATGGTCTGAATGGATTTATAATCTATCATTACTGGTTTTCGGCCTCGCAGAGAGTAATGTATAAGCCGCTGGAAAGGTTCCTTGATTCAACCATAACATTCCCTTTCTGTATTGCGTGGGCCAACGAGAACTGGACGAAACGATGGGACGGGTTGAACCACGAAGTTCTCCTTACGCAAACATATACCGATAATGATCAACATATCCGTTATCTTTTACAATTCATGAAAATGCCAAACTACATTAAAAATAGCGCAGGGGAACATATCCTATATATATACAACATGTATAGCGTTCCTAATTACGATACAATAATTGAGGACTGGAAAAAGGCTGCTGAAATGGACCATATAAAATTAAAAATAGTTGGGTTTAATAACAGTTTTAAAGAAAATGATGCAGTTACAGGAGTACAGAAGTATGCATTCGAACCATTATACACATCACGCTCTTTGAGCCTGCATGCAAATGGAAGAGAGGTAACATATTCAATGAAGGATATTATGGCCAAGTATTATGATAATAGTTACAATGCATCTAACCATCTTGGTATGACAGTTGGGTGGAATAATATAGTTCGGCGTAAGACATCAGCCTACGCGTGGATGTCAGATTGTACGATTGAATCAATGAGGGAGTTTCTTCTCTTGCTTATAGCAAAACTAATATGGAAAAACAAGAATAGTACTAAATATGGTCCGAATAAAGGGGATGAAAATTTCATAAATATTAATGCGTGGAATGAATGGAATGAGCAGGCTGTATTAGAACCTTCCAGCCAATATGGCTATGCAATTCTGGAAATGATTCGCGATGTCATGAAGAATGTATGAGCAAAAGTGACCGCCTAATGCTGGCTATGACCAACATAGTACGATGTCTCTCCGTGTAGTCGTTGGTCCTATGTTTGCTGGCAAGACCTCTGAAATTCAGAGTGTGGTGCGGCGCTATACGTGTCTCGGTCGTCAGGTTCTCGTCCTAACGGCCGATATTGATAATCGCTATCAACAGACGGTGACGGCGATTGTCAATCATGATCAGGCTGCAGTACCAGCACGGGGCGTGCCAGTTGGCGGCCTTCTGGATGTGCTGCGTTGGAATGAGTTTGAGGCGGCCACGGCGGTCGTGGTCGATGAGGCACAGTTCTTCCAGGGCGGCTGTCTAGTTCCGTTTGTGCGCGATGCAGTGGAAATCCACGGCAAACACGTGGTTGTGGTGGGTCTCGACGGTGATGCAAATCGCGCGCCCTTTGGCGACGTGCTTCAGCTCATTCCTCTGGCAGATTCTGTCGAAAAGAAGACGGCTCTCTGTCGAGCCTGTGGGGATGGCACACCGGCAATCTTCACGCGGGCACGGGACCCAGAAGCGCATACCCAACAGGTCGAGGTCGGCGGAGCGGAGCGCTATGAGCCCGTGTGTCGCCGTCACTTTCATGCATAATCAAGCAAGCGGGTGCCCTAAAAAAGAGTAGTATAAGTAAATGGACGAATATGATGCTACGGTTGGTGTAAGTATTTTTGCCGTCTTGAATCTGGCCCTAACCTATGTAGCACTGTTTGTCTATCAGCTCCGTGTATGGCATCTGATTGGGCTTCAGTTAGTTGGAGTAGTGATGGCCATCCTGCTGATTCGTTTATTCGCGCCCCGATTCAGCACAAGGATCTGGGCTGCATTAGGGGCCGAAGAACAGACAGGAGCGATACATAAGGATTTGCGCGTGGCCGGCGTTGTGATGACGGGTATGTTTGGCCTGCAGGGACTCATGATTCATCGGGCGCGTGGTTTAACTGGGATGGCTCTCGTGCTACCAGCGCTGGATTTTGTACTGACTCTGCTGGGAGTGTGAGGGAGTGTGAGGGAGTGTGAGGTGAAGATGGTTATTTTCACATGCCAGAATAGAATGTACGATCTCTCTCTAGCGATTGGTATCATGGTGGCTATACATCTCAGCTTTGTCATTGTTGGTATCTATGTGCTGCGCCTCGACTATAATGCCTTTCTGGGCATGATGGTTGGTGCCGGCCTGGTGAGTGGCATCCTAACCAAGATCTTTGCTGAATCATGGAAAGACAAGTTCCAGGCGGCAATCAAACAAGAATCCCAGTCTGGTGTCGTACTCAAAGATTCTCTGTATGCCGCACTGATCATGATTGGCGGTACAATCGTAAGTGCCACACTTCTGTATCGCCAGTATGGCATCGGGGGGTGGCTGGGTCTCCTGGGTGCAAACACTGTTGTGAATGCGGTCGTCTAATTGAGCGCGCGAAGGGTTTCATGTTCCAGGGGCTTGTAGAGCCCTTTGATGTATTTGCGACGTGTGATACGACGGCTTTCTGTGAGATTGAGTTTGCGTGTGACATCTGATAAGACTCTGTTGCCACGCGTTACCTTCACGGTCTTTCGCCCCTTGCCATTTTGGAGTTCGACTTCGCGACGGATCGTCATCGGTAGTTGGCCTGGAATGACCCGGGTCCTCTGCTCTATGGCATGCACGGTGATCTGCGGTCTAGCCTGTTTGCGTGTCTGCTTCATCCTACTCTGGGCGCGGGTATAAAGCGCCTACGGTACCCCACTTTAGAGATGGAATATATCCAGGAAATATCCGAATCTGACGCGCGAACAGCATATGGTGTCACGCGGCGGGTTTTTGAGGGGCGGACTACTGTTGGGACGGATGTGCTGATTGCGGATTCACCGACATATGGACGCATGCTGTTTCTGGACGGCGAACTCCAGAGTGCAACGGCGGATGAACAGCTGTATCACGAGGCGCTGATCCATCCTGCAATGGCTGCAACTGTAGCAGAGAATCACAATCGGCCACTGGATGTGCTAGTTGTAGGGGGTGGGGAGGGGGCAACTGTGAGGGAGGTGGTCCGTTGGCCTCAGGTTGAGCATGTAATGTGGGTTGATTGGGATGATGACCTCGTACAGATGTGTCGCAGAGATCTGGGATGGGCACCGTCAGTCTATGCACATCCGCGTGTCGAGTATCACCCGTCGGATATTCGAATGGCGTGGCCGTGGCTTCGTGAGTTTGATGTGATTGTGCTGGATCTGCCTGACCCGGATGGAGAGACGGAGTATCTCTATACGGATGTATTCTGGGCTGATGTATTTCGTCATCTGCGCCCCGGTGGTCGAGTAGTGACGCACTGTGGGCCTGTGCGACCGTTTGGTGGTGTCGGGGAGGGATACCAGCGACTGCAGGCGGCAGCACCATCAGGGGGACAGTTCTATCATACACTGATTCCGAGTTTTCAGGGGGAATGGGGGTTCATGATGTGGGGTGGTTGGCCGCCTTCCAACGTGATACTACCGCTGGGATTGCGGGTCGCTGATTCGGAACAGCTGGCCGCGTGGGGCTCACTTACACAGGTGTGGCGCGGAGCGCTAAGTGTCATGGAAGAAGTAGCTGTAGGTGCCACTGAACTGGAAGAGTAGATGGAACGTGGCGAACTTGGCGGCCAATAGGAGAAATTCACGATTGATCTCCGTGAAATTGATCGTGCCCGTGTCACGGGCATCATTCATGATATAGATCACCGTGGCAGGAACAAACCCGACAAACAGGGTCTCCCCGAAGAAGAGCCACGGGTGTTCCGAGGGGAAGGTCGTATCACGAACGACGATGCTTACGTAACCGAGGAAGACGAGGGCTGCAAGGAGTCCAATGATGAGAATGTTGGTCATCACAACACCAATGGGGTAGCCTGCAATATTGTAAGTCCAGGGGAGGCGACCCTTGATCTCTAGGCGACTAAACAGCACGGATAGGATGCCGCCGACTGCTATTCCGGCAACGGCTGCCAGGATGAACGTGTAGGTGTCGGGCATGGGCAAGGAATCACTCTTGGGCATGTGGGGCTCTACATATATGAGGCTAATTTGGGTGCATTACGTGGCGTGGTTCGAGTTCTGTATAGTCACCACCGGCTAGATAGTAAGTATGCCCGTATCCCAGATCGGCTGCTAGGCGGGCTGCGGATGCAGCGCGATACCCAGTACTGCAGTAGAAGAGGATTCGCAAATCTCTATCGGGGACCTCGCGAGGAAGCCTACGGGTGAGTTCTTGAACTGGAATATGGATTGCACGATGGTCGTGTCCAGAGGCCCATTCCGCATCGGTGCGCACATCGATTACGGTATCGATCGCATGCTGACGGATTGCTTCACGCACTGCTGACGGTGTGAGAGCACGTGGCGGCTGGTTGAAATAAAGGTAGAAGGTCGCGAGGACTGCGGTTATTCCGACCAAAATTACTCCCGACATCAGCCAGGGAGACGTTGCCATCTACACTTGTCGGTGGCGGCGATTTTCCCGGCGTTAGCTTGTTAACTCAGAGGTAGAGTGCTAGGCTCATAACCTAGAAGACCGTTGATCGAAACAACGACAAGCTAAACGGCTCCATAGTCTAGTTGGTTAGGACGCAAGATTCTGACTCTTGAAACCCGAGTTCGACCCTCGGTGGAGCCTCTTCAGGGCACAACATTGGTTGAGCCGATATACATGTTGGTCCAATAGTGTAGTGGTAAGCACATGGGACTTTGAAACGTAACGACATCCCGTAACCCGAGTTCGATCCTCGGTTGGACCTTTAGTAAAATATGGCAAACGCCTCTTACAGGGAGCTACATGTATTGCTGAATGCATTTAGCCCCCTTGGCTCAGTGGTAGAGCATCTCTCTTGTAAAGAGAAGACCCGTGGTTCGATTCCGCGAGGAGGCATACGACTCGTCTTAGCTCAGATGGTAGAGCAGTGGATTGTAGTTGAATTGGCAACTGAATAGTAATCCTCCGCTAGTCGCTGGTTCGATTCCGGCAGACGAGACTCTTTGAAATATGGTACTATCTCAAAGAGCTAACTATTAGTCATATTTTTCAACTGTGATTGCCGTGTTCCATAGTCTATGATGATGCGATTCACGTTGGATATTATCGCGGAGTGGTAAATACCATACAAACCCCTTAATTGAGCTGATATCACTTGCTGGAAGTAGATATGCCATATACTTATTAAAAATATAACATTTGTTAGCCGATGGGATAGATTTAAATACGTTCATCGCTAACATGGTATTATCTAGTGGCCCTACCAACGTTTTTAATTCTGATATAAATTCAGTATATTTCTTTCTATTTGCCCTTGCAAAATTTTGCAAAACATACCCCCATGTGTTTGATTTAACTTTTTCACGATAATAATCTATTTCTTCTTTTCTCTCTGGTATAAATGGTACGATCGATTCATACCATGTTTTACCTTGCGTAAGAAAATAGTAGTCAGACAATGGTACAAATTGAGTTTCATCACATATAGTTGAATCATCCTGGATATCAATCCATGCGGCGCCTCTTTCTTTTGCTAATTGTATTATTGACTGTATCATCTGTGAAGTCGTTGCGTGTTTTGTTGGTGCGCATTTCTGAACACTATATACAGAGGATAATATTGCATATAGTTGATTCTGCTGCATTTCAAACTTTAGCATAAAACATTCGGGAAGTCCAACAGATAGTTTGCTAATTAATATTATAGTTTTACCCTCTGTTGTTTCTTTGTATTCAAATACGTTTTGCCCTACCGATAAACTTCCTCCACCAGTATGTTTCCAATACAGTGACTTAGGAATACGATGCCAACACTCTTCATGGCGTGCGTGCGCTCTGTAAATTAAATCATCAGAAATTTGCCGCCTTCTTGTTCGCCATGGCATATTTTAATAGCCCTATACATTTTAAACGCTCAATTATGATCCAGGTGTCGGCCAGATATACTGTAGTTGTGTTGCAGACACACCATACAGTCGCTGTGATTGCCAGTTCTGGTTTGGACAGAACTGTGCATGCAATAGCTGGCCATTCCGATATGTGCGGAGCTCTTCATTACTGTTGAATACGTACCATATCTGGCCAGACTGCGATGTGGATGGAGGCGGTCGCCATCCCGTACCCGACAGGCGCAGCCTGGTTGCGGCATCCTGAGATTCTACTCGTTCATATGTCTCCCACTGATGTTTGGCCGTCGCATATAGTCGATGCGATTTCTGCGGAAAGAGGAATCCAGGAAAAGGGCGGGCTGGCCAAACAGAGGCCGATGCGTCATAGTAGCTGCACCATGCGTTCGATTGAGCCGCTGCGTATGCCATCTAAGGGCATTGGCTGTTTGTTTCGGGAGAGATGTCCGCTGCAGCAGGAAGTCTGCGCAAATCAGCATATGCGAAGCCCACACGATCCGACATGGCTGTCCTAATGGTAGTGTTCAACCCGACCAGCTCTGTACGAATCGTGCAGAATTGGCTCTATGTATGGAATAAGTTAGCGGCAGCGGGGATCCCTGTGTTCGGTGCAGAACTCGTATTCCCTTGGCAGAAACCATCCATTGCAGATTGCTTCAAGACACTCACGGTTCGATCCGATTCGATCATGTTCCATAAGGAAAAGCTACTGGCGCGTCTGGAGCGGGAGCTACCTGCAACTTACACGAAAGTGTGCTGCATCGATTGCGATATCTTGTTTAGTCGTGCGGACTGGTATGATGCCGTTTCCGTCGCTCTCGATGAGCGACCCGTTGTCCAGCCATTTTCTTCGTGCCAATGGATGGGGCCGGATCTGAGGACACCTGTCATGACAAATCCGTCAGCGGCAGCACAACTGTCGGTGATTCGCGCGGCGCATGCGTCAGGGGCTACCGATCGCCTCAATGGGCATCCTGGATTCGCGATGGCGATGCGGCGGAATCTGTGTGGGTTACTTCAGTTCCCATTGGCAATTGTCGGAGGCGGCGATGCAGTAATGTTTCGTGGCGTGAATGGACTAGAAGGAGAATTCGTTCATAAGAAGATGCGACTTCTCATGACTGACGCACTGACCAAATATGTTAGTGACGTAGCCGGGCTGCAGCTAGGTGATATGGGCTTCGTGACGGGCGATATCTGGCACATGTGGCATGGACCTCTGCAGACGCGGCAGTACTACGATCGCTACGAGAAGTTCATTGAAGCGCTACCGACCAGCGTGAAAGATATTCGCGATGTGTTGGTTGAGAATGAGGATGGGGTATGGGCATGGCGCCCCGATGTTAAATCGGGGCTCAACACGATGATGATGCGTTATTTTGCGGGGCGGGATGATGATGCCGTTGCCTAATATCTATGTGATCAGTAAGATGAATCGGGCGGTGTTTGTTCTAGTTGCTGTGATCATTGCAATCCTGGGCTACTTGTACTATTACGCAGTGTCCTCTGTCTATCGGATTTCATCAGAGAAGGCAAAAGAACTCATTCGTGACAAACAGATCGATCTCATCTTGGATGTCCGAACGGATGCGGAACGTGATGCGTTGGGATCCTATCCTGGTTCAGTGCATATCCAGAGTGCGGATCTGGAGCGGGAGATGGTCAAACGGTATCCTGATCGGTCAATGCGGATTCTGGCCTACTGCAACACGGGGCAGCGCGCGCGGGCCGCGACGGACAAGCTCCATGCGTTGGGGTACGGAGGGGCGCGGTATATTTTGGGGACTTACCGGTCGCTAATTGGGCGCGTATAAACAAATATAATATATGTAACATACAACAATGAGGCTTTTAGCATGTATAATACTGATGCAGGTAGTTATAGGCCAAGAACCATTCACATCACCTGTTTGTGGTGATGGTACCTGTAATGGTCAAGAGACATCATGGGATTGCTCTATAGATTGTGGTAATCCTCAATATTATTGCGGGGATGGTTCTTGCTCACAATATATGGGTGAAGATTGTAATACATGTCAAATTGATTGTGGAGTTTGCCCTCGGTGTGGGGATGGTTCCTGTAATGGTCAAGAGACATCAATGGATTGCCCTACAGACTGCGGGCCCCAATCTCGTTGCGGCGATGGTATCTGTAATGGACAAGAGACATCGATGGAATGCTCTATAGACTGCGGGTCTCCATATCAATGTGGAGACAGTATTTGTTCTTCTGTTATTGGGGAAGATTGTAATACATGTCAAACCGATTGTGGGGTTTGCCCTCGATGTGGTGATGGTGTCTGTAATGGACAAGAGACATCATGGGATTGCTCTATAGATTGCGGGCCTCCATACCGGTGCGGGGATGGTTCCTGTTCGCCATTTATGGGAGAAGACACGCAAACATGCCCGCAGGATTGTTACATATGCGGGGATGGTATTTGTTCTGGACCGGAGTCTAATGGTATGATTAGTTGCCCACAAGATTGTCCCGTATGTGGTGATGGGATTTGTTCGTATTCTACAGGAGATAATCCGTACACATGTGCTCAAGATTGTTCTTTTTGCGGAGATGGTATTTGTACTGATTACGAAAGGAATGGAAAGGCTAGTTGCCCACAGGATTGCCCCACATGTGGTAACGGTGTATGCGAAGGTGCTGAAACATTTGAGTCGTGCGCTAGTGACTGTTATTACTATCCTTTGCCGGCATCAGCTTCTCCGTTGCATTCCTATTCGGCCTCTCCCTCGTCGTCCTCGTCAGCATCTTCTCTGCCTTCCTCATCTGCCACTTCTCTGACATCATCATCGGCCTCTTCTCTGCCTTCCTCTTCGGCCTCTTCATTACAATCCTCATCAGCCTCTTCTCTGCCTTCCTCTTCGGCCTCTTCATTACAATCCTCATCAGCCTCTTCTCTGCCTTCCTCTTCGGCCTCTTCATTACAATCCTCATCAGCCTCTTCTCTGCCTTCCTCTTCGGCCTCTTCATTACAATCCTCGTCAGCATCTTCTCTGCCTTCCTCTTCGGCCTCTTCATTACAATCCTCGTCAGCATCCCCGTTGTCTTCATCGTCAGCCTCTTCATTACAATCCTCATCAGCCTCTTCTCTGCCTTCCTCATCGACCACTTCTATGCCTTCCTCATCTGCCACTTCTCTGACATCATCATCAGCCACTTCTTTGCCTTCCGCATCGATCTATCCATCGTATCTATTCACAATTTATAATATATCATCTAATATTACGAATACTGATAAAATACCTGTAATGGGAAATATAGATAATACTGCATCGTCAAAACCTATAATCTATATTGTGTCTGGCTCAGTATCAGCAGTTATTGTTGTTGGAATAGGAATGATTATCATTTATAAATTTATAACGAAAACTACCCTACCGAATGCGTCGGATATTGTATCACATACTTCACTTGATGAAGTCAAAACACATATCAATCCACTCCTACATGTAAATAATAACCCTGGATCAAGGCAAAGCATAGTAGATCGTTCTAGATTTACTCCCCAGACAATAAGGAATAATAGAGTCTAAACCATAGTATATAGACTTTAATAGATGTCCGACTCAAGGTGGCACTGCTACATGCTCCAGAGCACGGATGGGCGGCGAACGTATGTTGGCGCAACGGTGAATCCCGATCGACGGTTGCGGCAGCATAATGGAGAGATTTCAGGGGGAGCACGGGCCACAAAAGGACGGGCTTGGACGCGTCGGTTCCTCATTGGCGGATTCGCCGACGAACGGGACGCCCTGCGGTTTGAGTGGCGCTGGAAGTGGCTGACACGTCAGGCACCGGGTTCGACGTACATGGAGCAGCGGATGCATGCTCTGTCACTGCTGCTGGCGGAGTGGCCGCATGAGGTTGAGGTGCTGGAGGGTAACGAGTGTGCTGGGGGCAGCGAAACTGGTGCTCTGTCTCAGTAGGAGTCAAGGAGAGAGCAGGCTTCGTGCATTGCGTACCTTTCTGGGTTGTGACGGTGCAGCGATAGGCCCAGGATTGATCACGGCGGATTTTGTTGGCACGCCAGGCGACCGATGCGGCGTCGAAGTCGGCGGGGGTCATTATGTATGGGCGGCCTATGGGTGGGAACGATAGGTCACTTTTGGGCTTCAACAATTTGTGTGACATGAGCTATGAAATCAACATACGTCATGTCAGACTTCATGAGGTTGCACGGAAAGCAGCAGGGGTGAGAATTTTCACGGGTATAGCCGATGGATGGATCATATCTGTCGATACCGACCTTTGTTTTGTTGTATCCGCAGATGTAGCAGGGTTTAGATTTGATTGTATGGTAGTCTAGCGGTGTAAGTTCAAACACTAGATTACGTCTTTTAGCAGTATCATTAATATATGCATTGTATGATTTATCATGAAACTTATAATGATGTGCCCATCGCTCCATCTGTGATTTGTCCCAATTACTAGCAATAATAGTCTTACAGTGTGCTAGAAAGAATGCCTTACTGTACGTATGCTTCATGTAATTGCAGTTTGCACAGGCGGGCACAACATTTGTCATAACATACCCACGATTATTATCCACACGATCAATACCAATTGCTTCCCCTTCGATAAAGGTGTGGCAGTAGGCACATGGTGATGTAACCAGAGATCCAACTTGCTCTAGTGTCAGTTTGAATGAGCGACCTTTGAGCACAGCATTACGAACGTACTCTGTGTAAATGCGCTCAATATTCTTGAATCTCTCCGCTTTGAAGTTCCGAATACGATCTATACGCTTGTCATCTGCCTTCTTTTGGGTTGTCAAACATGCATCACAGCTCTGACGGGGTCGTGAGAACCGTGTGAGTGCAAATGGGAACGAATCTCCACAATAGCAGCAGATGAGATCAGAACCATACTCCTGCGACTTATTCATCTCTTTCCGTTTGTTATAGAGTGCATTCTCTTTCTCACGCTTAGTGGCAAGGCAGTCTGAACATGATGAAAATCCTTCTTCACACAGGTTCATACATCCACGATCGATATCGCAATACTTGATATGTTGGATTATTTCCTGATCTCTGAATGTATCACGCTGGTGTTTCCCACAATACTCATTCTCTTTTGGCTTGTAAGAGCACCCTTCATGCTTACAGATAGCACCTGTCTTATTCTTCTTTTTACGGCAGGTGGTGCATGCATTGAATCCTTCTTCTGTGAGGAGTTCGTCACATCCACGGAAGAAGAATCGGCACGGTTTCTTGCCAGCTGCACACAGCTCATCGAATTGTTTGTTCCGTTTATGGCGGCCACAGTAGCCATCAGATTCTGCGGGAAATTTGCAGGATTGGCCTTTCCTGGTGCCTTCTTGGATGGTCGCGGCACAGGGGTTGGACGTCATACGGATTCTGTTCCGGATGGGATATACGGTTCAACTTTGTTTGATGGTTTTCGTAAGTTTCTGATATGTCAATGTCTTCAGAGACGTACCAGAAAATTTGTGTTTGCGTTCTTGAAATTTTGTGAGCTGAAAGCGACACAAAACGTTTAGTTGCTGTAAGCAAGTCCGCCCATGCCGCTCATGATACGGAGCACGTTGTAGTTTGTGGCGTAGATACGCACGTTGGCGGAATCCTGGCCGTTGGGGGCGCTGGTGCCGGCACCGGTAGAGAGAGTCCAGTCTGCATCGATGTACTGCACCACAGTCTGGAAGGTGGCAGGGGTCAGGGTCAGGTTCAGCACCGCATTGTCGATACGGGACATGTTGCAAGAGCCGGAAGGCTGCAGGTCCTCGGGCTTCAGCGCGAAGGAATACACGTTGATACCGGTGGAGGGGGTGGAGGTGTGGTGCTGGTAAGGCTGCACAAAGTTGAAGTAAGAACCCTCGCGCTCAGAGAAGCGGTCCTGGCCGTTGAGCTGGATCTTGGCCACGGCGGTGGGGTTGCCCAGCTGGGCATCGGTGTAGCGCCAAGGCTGGTTGGACTGAGAGTTGCAGTCGATGTAGCTGGGGTTCTGTACCACCCAGATGATTTCCTTACAGGGGTGGTTGAAGTTCATCTGGATCTTGTTAGAGGTGGAGGTCACGGACTCCTCGCCAGTGAACTGCAGCTGCTCGATGAGGTACTCGTGGGCAGTCTGGGCGAAGCGGCGACGCTCCTCAGTGTCCAGGTAGATGTAATCCACGTAGAGAGAGGCGGCGGCCAGGCCATTGTTATTCACACCAGTCAGGATGGACTGCGCACCAACGCCGTTGGTGGGGCTGGCAACGTTACACAGGTAGCGGAGCTCGTTGAACTCGATGTTGATCTTCACCTCGTGGTACTGCAGGGCGATCAGGGGCAGGGCCAGACCGGTGTGACGGTTGAACCAGAACTCCAGAGGCACGTACAGAGTCTGCTCAGGCAGGCAGATACCAGACACGTCGAACAGGCAGCCAGGGCAGTTGGCCAGGGCAGTCGCATCAGGGGCAGGCAGGTCAGACTCCTGAGCAGAGCCCACCACAGAGCCGAACTGCAGGGCGCAGTCATCACCGTTGTTGGCGATGTTGGGGTTCAGGCACGCAGAGGCAGACGCCAGCTCCAGGGTGGCCTCCACCGCGCAGGGGCTGCAGGCGCCAGTGGCGGAGAAACGGATACCGCCGTAGCCGTTCACCATGTTCAGGTAGGCCAGCTGCTTGCCGGTGGGCAGGGTCAGCTCATTCCAGATGTGCAGCCAGTCACCGTAGTGCTTGTCGATACGCTGGCCGCCGATCTCGACCTCCACGTAGTCGATCAGGAACTGGCCCACGTAGGGCACCCAGGCGAAGTAAGAGCCACCAGGCACGTTATCCACCTCGGGCAGGGTCACCTGCAGATACACGCGGGTGATCAGATCGCCGTTACGGGCGATGGTGCACTGCACACGGCGGCCGAAGTTGGCCACACCGTTGAAGGTCTGCTCGATAGACTCCATCGCGAAGTTGGAGTGACGACGGTACAGCTGCTTGAAGAAGGTCACCTGGGGGTTGGCCGTCAGATATACGTCCTGGGCACCATAAGCCACGAGCTGCAGAAGACCACCGTTCGCCATGTTATACTGTTGCACAAGAAAATTTTCTGGCGATCCGCGATTATTCGGAAGATCGCCGGAGAATTCCGGGAGATTTTTGCTGCGTTAGTTTAAGCCGGGGAGAATAGGGAATCTCCTACAATGGTTAGTGAAATGATTTTACGACAGAGGATTAATTCGTGTATGCAATTCCGCCCATGCCCGCCATCACGCGCAACACATTATAGTTCGTTGCATAGATGCGGACCTTGGCTGTCTGGCTATTGCCGATCGTATTGGGCGATAGTGTAGCCTGCAAATATGCACTATCAATGCGGCTCATATTGCATGATCCACTCGGCTGATGCTGCTCAGGGTTCAGTGCAAAAGAATATACATTGATACCAACGGCAGGAATGTTCGTATGATGTTGATACGGCTGGACCAGATTGAAGTAGCGGCCCTCACGTTCAGAAAAACGATCCTGGCCGTTCAACTGGATTTTTGCAGATACGGTGGGATTCGCACCTGCCAACCCAGCCACCATCGTAATAGCATATCCAGAATCCAGAGCCGCACGATCCCAGTAATCGCTATAATTGAACGGTTGCTGGCCCTTCCAAGGGTCGATTACCGCTGGATCACACGTGATGAAGGAGTCGCGCTGAACCACCCACACAATCTCCTTACACGGATGATTGAAGCTCATCTTGATCTTATTGACAGAGCTTGTGACCGTTTCGTCACCCGTGAATTGGAGCTGCTCAATAAGGTATTCATGTGCCGTCTGTGCAAACCGGTGACGCTCCTCTGTGTCGAGATAGAAGTAGTCGATATACAGAGAACCTGCCACCATACCCAGGTTATTCACATAGTTGATGACATTCGGATCATTGGACCAACAGATATTCCGCAGATCATTGAACTCCACATTAACACGGACTTCATGATACTGAAGCGCAATCAGTGGGATGGCCAGGCCGGTGTGGCGATTGAACCAGAACTGGAGCGGAATGTAGAGCGTGTATTCTGGTGTGCAGCTGCGGAGTTCGGCAGAAGTATGGGGCTCACCAGGCACATTGGGATTATCACATTCACCTGCTATACCAATATCCTGGATGACATTCGTCAGTTCCGGTACGTTGCCAACCATCTCGGCATACCCTGCCTGCTTACCGGCGGCTTGCGTGAGTTCATTCCAGATTTGGAGCCAATCGCCATAGTGTTTGTCGATGCGCTGACCACCGATTTCGATATCGACGTTGCGAATAAGAGCGTGTCCAACCCAGTTCAGCCAACGGAATTGCATGCCGCTAGCATCATAATAGGTGCCGTCGGCATTTACAATAGAATTCAGATCCACCTGGGGCAATGTCACTTGTACATACATCCGCCCAATAAGATCCCCACTGCGGGCGATCGTGGCACTCAGTTTGCGACCGAAGTTGGCCGCACCATTGAATGTCTGTTCGACGGCTTCCATGGCAAAATTAGTATGACGGCGGTACAGTTGCTTGAAAAATGTTACCTGTGGATTGGCCGACAAATAGACATCTTGTGCCCCGTACGCTACCAGCTGAATTGTTGCGCCACCAGGCATCCTCTACCGTCTTCGGTCAAATTTAAGTATGCACCCAGCCGCATGGAGCCGGGCGGCAGGCTAAAGATCGTGAAGTCTAACAGACGAACAGAAGGATGTCGATCCGTGATGTTCTAACCAGCGAAAAGGCGCCGGAACCAAAATCCGTAGTTGCACGACCCACCACTCTTGAGGCATATCATCAGCAGAAGCTCCGTGAATTCGCTGACACCAAGGAAAATATGGGGGAACTCGAAGAGCACTTACAGAGAGTGCGGGCTACGTTGGCTGGGATGCCGGTGTCATCCATGCTGAGTGATGAATGGAAACAGCTGACAGATGCATCAGAGGATCTACAGCGTCGAATCGCTGCTATTAAGGCCGATGATCAGCGCCTGGACTATTTTCTAGATGTTGGCGACATGTTGTTCCAGTACTATGAGGCACAGGATGCAGTAGCCCGCGGCGCGACCGTGACATCCAAGCCGTCTGCATCACGACTGCCTGCGAATTCGGTGCTGAGTTATTTTGCGGAGGAGACAGGGGAAATTGCGGAACGAACTACTGCACGCGCCGTGAAGGCGTCTGAATTTGACTCAACGGATGGGCTTAATCGCGACAAAATCCTGGAACGTTATCTTGCCGTTGTAGAGCCTGGTGCTATTAAAAGCGGAATTATGCCTGGTTCGGGCATAGAGCCAGGGTGGGGATGTTGCCCCGTCTGCGACGTTGAAATGACATTTTACCAGAATGAGGCACTGTTGGGGTGCCCTCGTTGCGGACATGAGGAGTTTATTCTGGTTGATTCGGAGAAGCCGAGTTACAAAGATCCACCCCGCGAAATCACGTACTTTGCCTACAAGAAAATCAACCATTTTAATGAGTGGCTAGCCCAGTTTCAGGCCAAGGAGAATACGGATATCCCACAGGATATTATCGAGTCCGTCATGCGGGAGCTCAGGAAGGAACGCATTTCAGATCCGAAGAAGATTAAGAAGGAGAAGGTCCGCGAAGTCTTGCAGAAACTTAAGCTGGCCAAGTGGTACGATCATGTCCAACAGATCAAGAACCGGATCCAGCACCAGATGACGAATCTGACGTTGTCCAAGGAGATGGAAGAGAAGCTGCAGTATCTCTTCAAGGAGATCCAGCCGGCGTTTATCAAGTACTGTCCCACGAATCGGTCGAACTTCCTGTCGTATCCGTATGTGCTATACAAGCTCTGTCAGCTGCTGGAGATGGATGAGTTTCTGCCGTGTTTCCAACTGCTGAAGTCGCGCGAGAAGCTGTATCAGCAGGATCAGGTATGGAAGCAGATCTGTCAGGAGATGCGGTGGCAGTTCATTAAGTCGATCTAAGGCTATATGTGTTCCAAATATTAGATGCGTTATCTCATTGTTAAGGGTATAGCAGGCTTCGGTGATCGCCTTGCAACATTAGGGAGAGGTATATGGCTGGCTAAGCTAACGGGGCGCACTCTTGTTATTGATTGGTCAGATTCATCGTGGAATCATGATCAGCCTGCAAAGGGATTTTGGCACTATTTTAACTTGAATGGCTTACCACCTTCTGTGAAGGTCGTGCGTGGTGATACAGAGACATCAGAACTAATTGCAACGTTATCTGCATCTAATACATTGACTGTGCTACCCAATATCTATAAAGGACAGCTACATAGGAACGACTATAGTTATAACCCTGCTGATGCATATACTACTCGTCTAGATGGGGAACCTGTGCAACTTACTAGAGATATATTGTGTTCCTCCAATGCCGACGTGTTAGTCTTTGTAGGGTACAATGCAGGTGATTTGAATGACGTACTTCCATTTCTCACATTCAAGGCGCCGATGACAAAGGAGGTACCTGCAAAAATTGGTGTGCATTTCCGGAATACGGATAAGGCCAACGATCTGGATACAATTCTGTCACAGACCAAGCGTGTGTGGCGCCCGGGTTATAGTATCTATTTGGCCACGGATGATCAGCACGCGGCTGCAGAATTTCGTGAGGTGTTTGGTAATGATGTCCGAACATCGTCACCGCCACCCCGCCCGGCTAACTTAGGTGGGATTCATCACTGTTCTGCTGTAGAGTTGGCAGCAGTTGGCCTCACGAAGGAGGAACTGCTGCATGATATGATACGGGATATCCTCCGTCTGCGCAATACAACGGTGTTTATGGGATGTCCTAATTCGCTGTTTTCCCGGATTGTATCAATGTTGAGAGGTGCGGACAAATGTGGTAAATAGAATCACCATATGAAGTGGAATATCTCCTTGGCGTAATTGGACAGCGCACCCGCCTTCTACATGAGTATGACTGAGCATGTCAATACGAATGAACAGGCAGCGGGGGGTTGTGGGTTCAAGTCCCACAGGGGATACCAGGCGGTCCTTTAGCTCAGTTGGTTAGAGCGTGGTGCTTATAGCGTGTTAGCTATGCATGTCAGTGCGTTTGCACTTGGTAACGCCAAAGACACATTAGCGTGTGTCTGAAGGCCTTCCATTTTCTATGAAAATGTAACGCCAAAGTCGCGGGTTCGATCCCCGCAAGGACCATTCTTTGAGGGGCTTCATGGCCGCTGAAATGATGGGTTGCCACATATTAAACCAGCCCCTCTCCATGTCGGAATAGTATGACACAGACAATTGCTGCATTCGATCTCGGGATCAAGAATCTCTCGTACTGTGTAGCCTCATTTGACGCCAGCGGCGGGCTAATACAGATCCATCGTTGGGCGAATCTGAATCTTTTGGCTGACGGCGCTGATTCTCAGAGCCAAACAAGGTGTCCATGTGGTGGGCCTGCTTCCTGGACTGATGTCGGAGTGCGGCTCTACTGTAAGAAGTGTGCCAAGAAGGCCGCGAAGCCCGTACTGGAACTTACAGGAAAGCCGAAGTTGGCCGAATGGCGGACTTGGGTCACGGATGTTGGTGGTGTAGATGGGATCGCAGCAAAGAAGATGACAAAGACTGCTATCGAAGCACATGCTGCTACTCGTCGTCTCCTGCCATACAAGGCACCCAAGGCGAAGGGTGTCAGTCTCCAACAGCTTTTGGTCGGAATGGAGAAGTGTCTGGATATGGAACTGACCCATCTGGCCGCTGCAGATCGCATTCGCCTGGAAAATCAGCCTTCCGAATTCGCACCCCACATGAAGTCCATCCAGATTATGCTCTTCACGCTCATTGATCATCGCCTGCGCACCGAACACGACTGGACAGGTGCAATGGAGTTCGCCAGTGCCTCTGTTAAGACTCGTGGGTCTGGTGTAGAGTCCGGAAAGGAAAACAAACGGGTGCGCAAACTTGCAGGCATTGCAAGGGTCACATCGGCTCTGATGGCGGCCGGGGTAGCTGGAACAACGCATCTGACATGGTGGCAGGGGCAGGCCAAACAGGATGATTTGGCTGATGCGCTGTTGATGTGCCTGGATGGAGCCGCGGTCTAACCGCCGGTTAAAGCTCGGTGCCCTAGGCAACGGAAATGAGTGGCGTCCAGTTTGCATCCTCCAACGGCGGTCCTCCTGGTGTCGATCTGAGTGCCTTCGCTAGTCGTGCAAAGGAGATTGATGTCGGCGGCATGGATGATATTGTGGATCTCGGCGACGATTTCGGCGCCTCACTGCTGTCAAACCCGAACAAGATGCCGCCCTCTCCGAAGTCTGGTGGAGGTGCAGTGAGCATCAACCTGGGTGGGGGTGGTGGTAGCACGGGTGATATCCCCCATATCTCCATTAGGCCCGTGGATATCGATGATGTTGTACATCTGGATGCAGCCCCGGGCTCTGGAGACATCAAGATCAATCGATCTGGTAGCGATGGTTTCGATGAGCCCCCGCCCTTCGTAATCAATGCAGGCTCCGGATCTAGCAGCCTAGTGGGGTCGGGGTCCGATGGAGGGGCCGGCATGAGTATCGAAGAGGAGAGTCGCAAGAAGCAGGAATATCTGACGAAGCTCCAACGCCTGAAGGGCAGTGGCCTCGAAGGCGCACGTATGACGATGTCGAACTCTCTGTCTGAAATCAAGGCGGAATACGACAAACTCACGGACAGCCGTAATCTCGAAGCCTCAATTCGTTTCCAGCGCAATGCACTCATGACCTTCGTATCAGGCGTGGAGATGGTCAATGACAAGTTCGGCAACCGTCTGCCAGTGAAGCCTCGTCTGAAGGGTTGGTCCGAGTCTGTGCATACGAATATCGAGGATTTCGATGAGATCTTTGAGGAGCTGTATGATCTGTACAAGGACAAAGCTAAGATGCATCCGATGATGCGCCTCGTTGGCACGCTGGGTGTGTCGGCAACGATGTACCATCTAACAAATTCCATGGCGGAGCGTTCAGGGATTCCGGGTATGGCTGACATGATGCACGAGGATCCGGAGCTGCAGCGTATTATTGCTGCGAAGATGGCGGCCAAGATGGGCGGCCTCGGTCAGTTTATGTCGGCTGCGGGTGGATTCGGAGGACCTCCTCAGCCCATGGCACCATCGATGGGCATGGGTGGAGCCGGTCCTGCACCAATGGGTGGCGCACCTCGACCCCCGACACCTCCCGGACGCGGTGCCGGAATGGATACCCGTGGAGGATTCAATCAGGCCGCCGCTGCAGCTGAGCCGCCCCGTGCCCGACGGGAGATGCGCGGACCAGCCGTCGATGTGAGCGACCTCGTCAAGGCGTTTGAGATGGAGAGTCAAATGGCCAGTACTAATCCCATCTCCGGCGCACATGCCGGTGTTTTTACCCCCACCGGAGCACCTCCGACACCACCGCGTGGAGTGCAAGTTCTGCGGGAGGGACTCGGAACACGTGCTGACCCACTGAGTGAGTTCATGGACGATGCCAGTGTCGGCACGAGTTCGACTATGAATACGGAGCGCCGTCGCAGGGGGCGGCCGCGTGCAGCCGTCACTCCTGTTGGGGCGACGCTGAGTCTGAATGTTTAATATTTGGACTCCTAACTGTTATTTGCCGCTGTCTCCTTATCAGAAAAGGGTAACGACCGCAGCAGATACCAGCTGGAATTCTCGTTCAGAAGATAATGGAGAACCACCAGAATTACTACTGTTAGCCAGAACGCGACAACCATGTTACGCGTACCGATGAACATTATGGCGAACAGGAGCAATGGCCGGAACACGATATTCTGTAGGAAAGCCTCTTGGCCCGGTGTGACTGACATAACCATGAAGCGACCACCCAAATTCAGTAGGATATAGGCTATACCCAGCACATATGGATTCATGTTGATCATGTTGATTGAGGCCAACAGTGAGTCGGCCACAGTGGTTGATGCCGCTGCAGCAGCGGACAGTGGAACCATGCCACCTTGTTGCGGTTGCTGCTGCGATTTCACCTCTTTTCCTTTCGGCATCCCTTATTCAGCACTCCTAAAAAATGCGGCGCCCGCGGGGCCGTGATCCTGCCCAAACCCAGGTCGCCCAGATGATGAACGCAATAATACCATATACCGGGTGCCACTCAGCCGTCAAGAGTACAATGATCGCGCCAAGCAGCTGAAAGAGCGGTTGCCGCGATAATTGATTGAGAAGGTCCATTCTTATAGTTAGCCCTGATTTTAGTGCTCAAACACTCAAACCCCACGGCTAATTCCTACCGCGCCACCGTTATCATCGACATCGTATTGATAGGTCGGCACAGGGCGTTCCTGAATTGCCTCGGGGTGTTGGTTCAGTGTGGTTTCGTCGAACCAGGGCGTGGCCTCATCTGGTTCGACTTTGTCGTACGTGATTGCCGGATTGTCAGTGCGCTCCTGGATACCATGGGGTTCTTCTGAGAGTATCTCTTCCCCTAGCCAGCGCCGCTTCTTCGTCACGGTATCTTTGTTCAGGATTGGCGAAGTGAAACCTTCTGTCGTAGTGGCGTGTATGAACATGGCCGTCAGGAAGATTAGAAGTGCCATACCCAGTACGGCATGGTGCTGCCAGAAGAGCCAGCCCGCACCTGCTATACCTAGAATCGCCACGATTGGATTCCCTAGGACACGGCGACCCGACGCATGAATTTGATGCGGTAGCACGGCCAACACGACGAGGCCCGTGGCGACAATCCATGATGGTGGGACAGGTATCCAATGCAACCGTGCGGGCTGGGCCTGCATTCTCTACCGTCTAGTGCCAAATTCCTACCCGGCACCAGCAGCGGGGTTACGCCAATTTGCCAGGAGAGGCTGCGCCAAAAAATCGGATCTCAGCTGCACCGGCGGGGATTCAAACACGAATCGAAGACCGAAATCCTGTATGAGATTGCGGATTGTCGATCCCGTCTGCTCATCGACGAGATCCTCTTGCGGGAAGTTCTTTTGCAGATAGGCCAACATCTTGAGTTCTGCAGAAACGGCATCTTCAACAGAGGGTGCTGGCGCCTTCATAGTAGGGTCCAGCGGCGGGAGCCAGTCGGGCCAGTTTGCTAATATATCATCGACGGTGAGATTGTCGCGAAAATTGGGTTGTGCGAAACACCGATCGCGGAAATCGGCCAGAATACGGAGCGCTTTTGTGCCACTCTGTCGGATATCAGAATCGGCAAACAGAAGTAGGTTTGTATAGTGCTGCTTGACTTCGGAGGTTGTAGGCGCGGAGTCGAGGGCCTGATTCGTCATCGTATTGATATTCAGTCCGCCGAATCCACCACCCATCGTTACAAAGCTTTCAGTCTCCGTAGTGTCGATAGTACGGATTCGCCAATGTGCGACAATGATCACTGTGCAAATACCTAACAGTAGCCAAAGTACCCAATCCATTACTGTTTGCGGGGGTTTCTGGTGCCGGCGCGTAGTCGCACCGCTTAATTTTGGCAGAAGAAGGTAGGGGATTATGAGCAGTGTATTTGCTCCACTTGAGGAGGCCTTCCAGGGGGAGGTTATGATGCAGCCGGGTGAAAAGAAGAAGAAGAAGTCGCGGGATCGGCAATTCGAGGCCTTCGTGCCAACACCCATCCAGAGTTCTCCAGATGTTGATCGCCCTGCACCACTGGCCGGTGCGCCTCCGCCTCTGAACGGCCCCGTCCAGGCCCAGGTAGTGAAACTCGAGAGTCAGGGGGCCACGCACGATCTCTTTCCACTTCCCGGCAATACAGCGGAGCCAGAAGAATGGCAGCAGGCATTTATGCTGGGTGGGGGCGGCGCAGGCACACCGCCGCAGGTTCCAAAGCAATACATTCGTCCAAATGGAGCGGTCCCCATCAATGGGCAGCCCACGCTGTGGCGTCAAGTCGCAGCACCGTCTCCTGCTGCTGTTGCTGCATCTGTGCCCGCAGATATTTCTGCCCGCCTGGACCAACTCACACGACAACTGGAGACTCTAACAACGGCGACTCCGATGCAGAGTACAGCCGAACTCTTCCTGTTTGTCGCTATCGGTCTTCTGTTGCTGTTGGCAGTTGATTCCCTATTACGATTCTCTGCTTCGCTGGGTTCTCGCCGACAGATGGGCGGTGTTCGCGGCATGCAGAATCAATGGGTACCAGCCGTACGCTATAGTGGAATAGGCGGTGGGCGGACATGGCGCATCGTCTAGTATTCATACTAGACAATAACGCCTTGTGCTAATATAATACACAAGACGGCATCAGATAAACGTAATCGATGTCGGCCCTTTGCGGCCACCACCACCCTGTGCCAATAACCCTGCGACGCCCTCCGCAACAGGTTTGTAGGCTGCTGCTTTCTTCTTTTCTGAGCCTTTTGACCCGGATCCAGATGCAACCACTGCGGGTGCCGCTGGACCTGATGCCGCTGCCATCATCGCCTGACGGATAGGCGACTCCTCTTGGTAATAACGGATGGACTGTTCTTGCCAATTAACCAACAGACGATTGTATGGCATATAGATCACCTTGAACCCGGCATGTCGGAGGTTCCACACAACATACAGGATACAGTCTTTCACATCGTACCGCGGACATCCGGGTTGCCATTCCGGCACATCGAAGAACGTCATCTGATTGGTTCCGGGCTGGGCTGATGCCCATTTGATCCGTTGATGAACCGCAGCCAGGATCTTATTGTACGTTTGCAGACGTAGCCCATCCAGGCGGGCCTGGTCCTCAAAAAGCGAGGCCGGTGTCAGCTGCGGTGGTGTTTGGGCAGACATATCCCTTGATGTAACAAGAGATATGTCGGCTGGGTGGAAACCGCGGTCAATAACATTCAGTTCTGGCGGTGTTCGTGTTATAGGTCAGATGGGTGTGCTGGCACGACTCATTGAAGAGGGTATTGTCGATGAGGTCACAGATTGGTATGGTTGCTCTGGTGGCTGTCTCATTGCAACACTTGGGGCACTCGGTGTATCACCGTCGTTTATTAAAGATATAGCGGAACATTTTGAGATGAGTCGAATTGTTACACCAGACCCCAAACTTCTCTCTGCATTCACTGAATCATGGGGTATATCAGACGGGTCGGCCCTTGTTGATTTTTATGCAAGGGTTGCAGACATTTGGTGTCCAGGGGCATCGCAATGGACATTCGCAGATTTGGCACGTGAGCGTCCAGGAGTCCGACTAACATTTCTGGCAACAAATGTATCTCGTGGTTGTCAAGAGCTATATAATGTGGAACACACGCCGAATGCACAGGTTATTCGTGAGGGATTGCGGGCATCGATGTCCATTCCAATGTTTTTTACACCATTTGTAAATTCTGCAGGGGACTACATATGTGATGGGGCAATCACAGAATACTATGTATGGGACAGTATTCCAGACAAGAGCAGTGCAATGGTGGTTGGTTGCGATGACAGTGCAATCATGGGCCGACCACTAACACCGTGCATCATCAAAACAGTGGGTGAATATGTAAGTCGCGCATTTCAAGTTGGTCATCACTATAAATCAGCATCGGTACCACGAAACTGGATTGCGGTCAATGATAAACAGTCATTCCTGCATTTCAAGATTACACGGGAAGAACGACTAGAGCTGTTTCATCTTGGGGAGATTGCTGCGGATCGTTGGTTATCCTTTAGGCGCCAAGCTGCTGCTGGAGGAACTGGCGGAAGCCGTCCAGGGTACGAGGACCGGAGTACTTTATCTTCTGACCATCCTTCTCCAGATAGAACGTCGGGTAGCCGTCAATCTCAAAGCCGGCAGCAGCGGCCTTATCCTTCTCGGGATTCACCACACGGAGGGCGACTTCCTGTCCGCCGATGGTCGTTGTAGAGCCCATGGACTCGAAGATGGGCTTAGCACTCACACAGTGGGGGCACCAATCCACGCCGAACATAGTGAAGCGGGGGATAGCACCTGCGAATCCCTCTGCGCCCAGGAGGTGACGCGTGCCACCAGGACCCAACAGGCCACCGCCAGGGAAGGGGTAGGGGCGCGGACCAGGGTACGGGCGGAAACCACGGGGGCGGATGATCAGGAAGAACACCAGGAGGAGCACCATGCCACCAATAAACCACCAGTAAGGTGCGATATCTGCAAGATCGATCGTCGTCGCCATTTGTCTATTGAGACGTCGGCTTTTTTCTGGGTGCATACGGACCCAGGTATTTTTCGTGATCTGTGATCTGCCCCATGAAATAGGTGCGCATGGCGTATGTTAGGCTAGATGTGTTTGCAATAAGCTCACGGGCTTCGGCATACTTGTGTTTGCCTAACAATTCGGTGAGTCGGACACTCACAATAAGAAATTCGGGCTGGACTGGCATGACCTTATTGGATGTGACTGGGGAGATCCTTTAGGAGGCTGGAATATTAAAGCCGTCGCGCGTACATACATGTAATGAGCGTGCGTCAGCTAGTATGGGCAGGCCGTCTAATGTCAGTCGAAGTGCCGAAGAGCATCGCATCTGAACGGGCGCAATGGACCTATGTACAGGCGGTGGCCGTTGGACAGGGGCAAGCGGATGCTATGCGCGCGGCACTGACTGTGGATTATCCTGGACTGGGATATGCAGGGTCTAGAGCACAGCCACTCCCCTTTTCTGCCGCCGTGATTGAATGCGGGACCGCTGTTTCTTACGCAGAGTCCGGCACGTTTTCCCCTTCTTTGCAACGCTGCAACCCGACTCAAAAGCCGACACCTCCTTACGCAGGGCGGGGAGCGAACGGTGCGGCGTCGGGCAGCGGAGGCCCGCACACACGGCCTCCTCGATTCGCCACATCCAACGGGTCATCGCATCACGGCCGCGGCGCAGGGGCGGTGAGCCAGCCCTCTTCATCCCAGCAGCCCAAGCAGTCCGCCATGCAACGCACGGGAGGATGGATGGGATCAACTCCCACCAACGCTTGAGGCACGGCAGGCGCTCTTCGCGTGTCAGCAGATTGTAGCGATTCCGTTCGGCAAAAGGCAGGGTCGCCAGGCCGGCGGCGTCGAGTTCCGGCGTGTCGGGCATCGGGGTCGGCTTAGCATCGGCAGCCGGAGTCGAATACGCTACAGAGGTCATGAAATCCCACCCCAGCAGTGGTGTGCCGGTACAGAGGCCAGCATGCAGAGTACGGTAACGATCACGGACCTCGGACCAGGCGGGGTTCGGCGTTGTGAGGAGCCCCTGGCCACGGAGCTTGTCATTCACGCGATTGTGGATGTCGAATGCCCATCGGGCAAACGCATCGGTGTCCATAACGGTTTCGAGTGTTAGTGGCTGTCGGCGAATGTAGTCGTGGAAAGAGGCGCGACAATACTTACACGGGAGGATGAACTCCAGCAGATGAAACCATTCCAAGACGGCAGATGCGTGGCAGCCAGAGTGCGGCTGATCCTGTGCAACGAGGTGAATCAGTTTCCAGCCCGATGGCCCCCAGAAACGCGTGTCCATTGCAGTCCCTTACTATATCTTGAGATAAACTAGGCCTCCGCCACAATGAACACAATGCCTGTTAGTATCAGAGCCACACCAATCATGTCCATCGTCGTGATCTTCTCGTGAAAAAAGAGAGCTCCTGCGGCCAGCACGGCCAACACGGATAGCCCGCTCCAGAGTACATTTACGAGCCCCATACTCTTGTATCGGTAGCTCTGGATCAGCAGATAACAGACCACACTATAGCTTAGTACGCCAGCAAAATAGAGGTGCGTTTTGTCGGGGTTGTTAAAAAGTGTCTTCAGACAACTCTGACCAATACATTCTGCAATCACTATACCTAGCACTACAAGGACCAGGTACAGTGAGTTAATGCGTGATGACATCTTACTATTTGTCACCGGTATTCCGCAAATCGGATTCGACCATTTCGCGGATGAGTTCATCTACCGATGTATTCGGAGTCCATCCAAGTCGCTCATGGGCCTTCGTTGCGTCCCCCAACAGTGTCTCCACTTCTGTGGGGCGATAATAACGGGGATTTACACGCACCGCCACTGTGCCCGTCTCTTGATCTGTAGCATACTCATCTACACCAGAACCGAACCATTTGAGCTTGCGACCAGCCGCTGCGAACGCACGATTGACAAAGTCGCGCACACAGATCTGATGGCCACTTGCCAACACATAATCATCGGGTGCCGACTGTTGGAGCATGCGCCACATTCCCTCTACATAGTCGCGGGCGTGCCCCCAGTCTCGCAGTGCATCGAGATTGCCCAGCTGTAGCACCTCACCAGACTGACAGAATTTGGCTACACCGATCGTGATTTTGCGGGTGACGAAATTCTCGCCGCGCCTTGGGCTCTCGTGATTGAAGAGGATTCCGCTACATGCAAACATCCCATAGGCTTCGCGATAGTTCTTGATGATCCAGTGCCCGTAGAGCTTGGCGGCGGCATACGGGCTCCGCGGATAGAATGGTGTAGTTTCACGCTGGGGGGTCTCCTGGACGAGACCATAGAGTTCCGATGTGGATGCCTGATAGATACGTGCAATCGGGATCATATTCAGAATGCGGACCGCTTCCAGAATATGGAGCACGCCTAATGCATCCGTCTGGGCTGTATAGACTGGCACCTGGAAGCTGACCTGGACGTGACTCTGAGCCGCCAGATTATAGATCTCTAGGACAGATGCAGGCTCGGTTGCATTTGCCTCGAAATGGGTCGTCTTAATGGTGCTGAGCACATTCATAATGCTGGCGAAGTCACTCATGTCTCCGTAATAGAGTCGGAGGTGTTTGGCGATGGGGTCAATATTGGGGGCGCGAACTGAGGAATTTCGACGTTTAAGACCATACACCGTGTATCCCTTCCCTAGCAGCAGTTCGGCCAGATAGGAACCGTCTTGCC